GCTATAAGATTTACCTTAAAGGTTGAAACAGCACCAAACGAATCAGTAAATGTAGATTACTTTACATCAATGTTTAAGTCAGATGGTTCACCAAATCAAATGTTTTTAGGAATAGAGACAATAGCTAATGAAATAAAAACTAGAGCAGAAGATGGAAAAGGTGATATTGTTAGATGTGTTTGTTCATTAGACAATAACTTATATTATAAAGATGGTGAAAAGAAAGAGCGATTCCAAATATCAGGAACTTTTTGCAATAGAGAAAAATATGATGACAAAGGTAATCCTATTGATGACAAAGGCGAAGTAGTAAAGTCAATAAAAGCGAGTCAGGTCTGGAGAGTATATACATTAATTGAAAATATAGAAGAAAAAGAAGATGATTTAGGTAAGTATTTAGAGATTAAGGGTTTAATTAATAAATATGGTAAGCAAGGTTGTAATATGACATTTAGAATACATAATGAAGATATGATAGAAGGATTTAAAAGTTTATATAAAATAGGAGATGTTGGCCTTCTTGAAGGTACAGTAAAATCTATGGTTGTTAGTAAATCAGCAGGATTTGGTTCAAGAATTAAAAAAAGTGCTTTTACATTTTTAGAAATAGAAGGTGGCGATGAACCTTTGAAAGATGGAGACAAAATATTTAGTGATAAAAATTATCCTTTCACAGATAAGAATATAGAGGCAATGAGAGAAAAAATAAAAGAAAAAGATGAAAAAGAAAAACAAAGAGATATTGATAAAAATGGTAAGACAATTGAGATAAGTGATGATGATGTACCATTTTAAATTATAAATTAAATAATCTATTAAAAAGGAGAGATGTGAATGGAAGTTAAAGAAAAAACAATGAATGATGGTTTCAAGAAAGTGGTAAATGAGGAAATAAAGACGTATATATCAAATTTATATTCAGATAGAATAGACGGATTAAAAGAGAGTGATAGTCAAATTGAGATAACAAAAGCATTAATAGCCTTTCATTTAGATATAGAATCAATTCCAAAGGATAATACAAACCCATTTTTCAGGTCTAAATATGCAAACCTTGATACAATTCTTAAAGCAGTAAATCCATTATTAGCAAAACATGATTTAATACTAATGCAATCAGCAGAAGATGCAGGTAATGATAAAGTATATATAAAAACTAAACTAAAGCATTCATCAGGCGAATACATAGAGTCAAATTCTGCACCATTTAAACCAGCTAAAACTAATGATATACAAGCTAGAGGAGCATTGGAAACTTATTTGAGAAGATATGCAGTTCAATCAGTATTAGCATTATCATTCGAGGAAGACGATGATGGAAATTCTTTAACAAACAAATCAAAGGGTAAATCAGAGGAAGAAAATTCAACTATTAAGAAAAGTAGAGTGTAAATAAAATTGCTACCTCTTAAATGAGGTAGCAATAAATACATAACATAAGGAGGGGAAATCTTGAATTGTAAGTGTAGGTTTTGTAAAAAGAAATTAAATACAAATGATGCTTATAAAGTAGAGCATATTACATCTGGAGGAAATAAGCAGAATAGATATTATTGCAATGAACAGGAATATAGAAAAGAGCAACAGGATATATATTTCTGGAAACAATGTCAACTTGGAATAGATTATATTATGGGATATACAGTTATAAATAATCAAAAAAATAAGATGTTACAAGAGATAATAAAAGGTGGTTATACGAGAGAAGAATTATATGATTGCATCATTGAGAAGAAAGATGAAGTTATAGAATTACTTAACTATAGAAAAGATATAGAAGAAGAATATCCTAAATTATGTTATGTGTTTACAATATTGAAAGGAAGTATTAGAGATATAACAATTAAAAACAAGCAAATGAAATATGAAAAAGAAAATGAAAGGATATACAAAGAAGTAGAGAAAAGTGAAGAATATTATGAAATAATTGCTCCTAAAAAAGTAATTTATAATAAAAGACAAAGTTTATTTGACAAAGTGAAAGGAGTGTATCAAGACGAGTAGTTATGAAAAAATAATAGAGGATAGGGGTATTATAGAAACATTGGTTTTAGGCACAATGTTAAAATCATTAACTCTTTTTAGTGAATATAAAATTAGCGAAAGTGACTTTATAATAGATAAGGTAAAATTCTTTTTCTCGTTAGGAAGAATAATGTCTAAAACACATAACGAGCTTGATGAAATAAGTGTAGCTAAATTTGTATCTTCAAATAAACTCAAATCTGAATATGAAAGATATGGTGGTTGGAATAGCTTATCATCTGCTATGGAGTATGGAAAAGAAACTAATATAGCAGCATATATTGATGATTTAGCTAAGAATAATTTACTAATTGCTTTAGATAAAAGAGGTTTTAATGTAATAAAAGAAATGGAGCATAATGGGTTAAAATTTATTCCATTTGAAATATTTCAATCTATGAAATGTAGAGAAGTGGAAGAATTTTATGAGGGGTTAATATCTTCATGTAGTGTAAATTCTATAAAAAATAATATGAAAGTTGAAAATCTTTTACTTACTAAAGATGATAGAGAAAAATTAAAGCAAAAAACTGAAGCAGGAACACCTTATAATATTATATTTGAATACACTGAAAAAGAAATAGGATTGAGTAATAATGAAGAATCTAAGTATATATATAGCTTACCAATATTATCAAATAGGACTAATGGGATTGGTAAGGGTGGTGGTATAAATATAATAGCAGGGTTTTCAGGCATAGGAAAAACTACTTTACTATTTTTTAATTACATATTAGCTATGATATATAGAGGAGAGAAGATAGTCATATTTGCGAATGAACAAAAATCTCAATATTTTAAGAGTATGTTAGTATCGTTTATAGCATATAACATATTTAATTATCATGATTTAGATAGAAATAAAATAGATAATGGAGATTTTACAGACTTTGAAGAAGACTTAATGGAAAAAATAGAAAAATTTTTAAGAGATAGATGTTTTGCAGAGAATCTAAAATTTATCTATATGGAAGAATTTGAAATATCTGAAATACTAAGGAAAAGTAAAGAACTTGTTACACATCAGGGATTTACTGGAATAGCAGTGGATACATTTAAATCAGAAGATTCGTCAGATGCACATTATACAGGAAAATTAATTGAAAATTCTAAATTACTCGATAGTTTTGGGAACAAATATAATGTAATAACTATGTTATCTATGCAATTACTTACAGCTCAAGAAAATAAAAGCTCATATCTTTCGGCAGGAGATTTGTCAGAAGCGAAAGCTGTCAAAAATGTATGTGGTTTATTAAAACTTATGAGAAAAGTAGTAAATGAGTTAGAATTAGATTCTACTAACAAGAAATTCTTTTTAAAACCATATAAATTAAAATATAATAAATTAAAAAAGACTACTGAAAGAGAATATATCCAGTTTGATGCAAAAGATTTGCAAAAAGAATATAGATTATTATTTTTAAATAAGTCAAGAAGAGGTCAAGATGGAGATGTAATTTTACTAAGATTTTATGGTAAGACTGGTAGATTAGAAGAGATAGGAAGGTGTGAGAAGGTCTACAGAGGACAATTGTCATACTAGGTGATGACTATGGAAATAAAGGATTTGACTAATGAACAGGTGATAAATTTTATGGAATATTTAGGTTCGGACTTATCTCCTAAAAGCAATGATAGACAGTTAATATTCAATACTTGTTTATGTCATAATGGTGATTCATACAAATTATTTTATTATACAGAAAGCAAAACGTTTCATTGCTATAGTTCTTGTGGCCATATAGGTAGCTTAATAGATTTATTAATACACATAAATAAATATGAGTTTAAAGATGCTATTAATGAAATAAAAGATTTCTTTGGTATTTCAAATCAACCAATGCTAAGAAAAGGATTTAGAATAAAGAAAAAAGTAGAACAGATACATGATATTAAAGATATACAAATAGAGTTACTTCCTACCCCTAAAAAGCCATATGTATATAAAACTTTTCAGCAAGTCCCAATTGAAGAGTGGGAAAATGAAAACATATCTTTTGAAGTCCTTAAAACATATCAAGTATATTATAATCTATATGAAAATCAAATAGTAATTCCACATTTCTGTTGGCATGATAGAGC